GCATCGCAACATGCAGTTACAGTAGCTCTGTTCGCAGACACTCGGCGGATACCCCGCCAAGCATCCATTGTAGAGTATCTCACACCGGGTCTCGCAGGTCGGCACTGGCCTGAATGCCGCAGTCAGCACGAGTAGGCTCAAGATTGCGATGAGTAGTAGTCGTCTTTTCATGGCAGTCATCCTAACACACCCACGTTCCTAGTACCCTCATAAAACGTCCCGCCGGACGCCTCAAACATTATCAGCGACTTCTTCCCCGCTACTCCAGTAATGACTCCATTGCCACTTAGCCCGGTTCCAAGCGTGATGACGCGCGGAAGAATCCCGTCATTAGTGATAAGTAGGGTCAGAGTCTGGCCGTCAATTGGCGTGTCGCCATTAAGATTGACCGTGCAGTTTTGGGCAGCCGTCCAAGCGACTTGATGATGTCGAAGTTTAGCATCGACGGTGACAGTGATCGTTGAGCCAGGGGTCGGGGCTATGACATTCACGCTACTGGTTTTTGGCATCACTACCTCTCGGTGAATTCGTGAATGAAGTCAGTTCCGAAACGTTCATTAAGAAAGCGGGCAAGCTTCTCGATGTCGATGATAACGCGCCGCCCTGTGGTGGTGTACCTTGTGTCATGAACAAAGAAGCCGTCCTTGTCGTGACTAGAAATCTGCAAAGCCGTGCCTCCGGCATCTATCACGAACATTTCACCTCCGCTAGCATAGAAACTCGCGCCATTTGTTAGTGTTCCTACGGGAGCAGTGCCGTTGAATAACGATAAAGTGTTGGTTCCTTCAGTTGTTCCGCGAGCGGTAGTCGCACCGAGCTTGACGTTTCCGCTCTTCTCAACCCTGAAAAGGCTAGAACTACCTATTTGCAAATCAAGTAAAGGAGAGCCCGCAGCGCTGGCAGTATTGGTGACGTTTAATCTAATCCCCTGAAGGACCGTACTGCCTTCGTTCCAAGTTCCCGCAATGTCCAAGAAGGGCCAACCTGCTTCGGTGACGGTGCCACTGGTGATACTAATTGTATGCCGATTGGTTGTCGCAAAATATGTTGTAGTAAAATCATCGCTGACAATTCCAAACCCCATTGAGCCTATCGAAACATTATTCCCGGTTCCTCCGATCCTCAGCAGAGCGCCGTTATCAGTCTCGATTCCCTTCGTGTGCGCAAAGTGCAGATTACCATTGGAACTGTTAAACAGAACCGTGGATTCACCTACAACTCCACCATTGTCGTAGAGGAGCTGCGCGGTAGTACCACCCGTGATCGTGGTAGTGCCAACCGTGAGCCCGCCGCCGCCTCCGCTCGCGCTCAACGTCGTGCCGGTCATCGTGAGGCCAGAACCGAGCGTGATTTCTTCAAAGTCGCCCGCGCCCGATGCTGAACCGCGTCCGACAAGCTTGCTTGCGGCAGTTGCCGGAACAAAGTTGGCAAAGGCTACGTCATTCAGCGCAGCCGAGAGAATCTTTCCCACTGAGTCAGTCAGCGTGGTCGGCCCCGAACCAGTCTTGAGCAGTCCACTGACTGTCAGATCATCAGCAAACGTAGCCTTCTTAGTCGAGAGGATTGTCAACGCGGTCGCCAGCGCGTTCAGCGATGAGCCGGTAGAGCCAGCCGGGGCGACCTTGAGGACCAGCGATCCGCCGATTCCCGTTCCTGTCCCCTGTGAGCCTGAGAGCGTGAAGTCCGCGCCTGCTATGTTAGTCCCGCTGGCATTCTGCATGCTCAACGTTTGAGCAATCGGAGGATTTGCTGCGAGCTTCCCAAGCCTGAAGTTATCCGCCGCCGCACGACCAATGATCGTGTCTGTCGAAGTAGCTCCGAGTATCAGGTAAGCATCGGCTCCGGTGCCGAGGTAAAGGTTCGCTCCTGAGATAACGTGAGAGGCTGAAACGACTGAGCCATTGGTTGTGGTGACAGCCGAAGCCGTGAAGGGACCGTTGACGCTTGAGTTCCGAGCCATGAACAAGCCAGCCATGTTTCTCAGTGCATCAACGTCTCTTATACGAATGATCGTTGGATGAACGATAACCCCCGGTACTGTAATAGCAGTCAAGGCTCCCCAAGTGGAGCCGCCATCGGTTGACTCCGCGTACTTGATTCCGAGTGAGGGAAAATGATCGACGTAGAGCCGGTAGGTATTGGTTCCGGTCTGAACGATGTTCGGCCCCTCGATCGTGTTTCCCCAAGAGTTCCAGTCACCCGTATGGAGCGCAGTATAGCCGCTAGTCAAGCTGGTCGAGGTCGCAACCTCAATGAAGGAGTTTGTCGGCTGATTGCTGTACCAAAGTTGATAGTTAGAACCCAGCTTCAGGATAAAGGGATCAATCGCGCTGACCGGAATTCCAGTGCCAGTCACCGTAACCGGAGTGCTCCATGTAGTCATCGCCACATTGGTAGGATGAACCTCATGAATCTGATACGAGACGCCGGTGTCAATGCTGGTTGTGACGAAGATGTGAATCGAACCATCGGTGTCCACGAACCACTCGGGCGCGTAGACCCGATTTACACCTGTCACTGCCGACATATCAACGCTCTGAACAAGCGTCCAGTTGGAGAGATCGGGAGAGCTTATGACATCGAAGGTCGTACCGCCAAAGTTATTCGTATGAGCAACCCAGTATAGACCACCACTTTTCATGATCGACGGATCACGAACTATCGAGGGGCTGACTGGCGTGTAGACCGCACCTGTCGTTGGATCGTTGCTGTTCAGGAAGTTGAAAGTCTTGCCGTCGTTCGAGGCAACAAGGTAGAGAGCCTGGGTATTAGTGAAGCAGGAAGCAAGGTAGATTCCTTGGCCTTCCGTGTTCAGGGCACCGAGAGACATAAAGCCTTGAACATCGAGAGCAGAAGCAGGGGCTGTAGTGCCGATGCCGAGCCTCTTGTTGGTGGTATCCCAGAAGAAGGTAGCGTTATCTTGAGCCAGAACCGGCCCCGCTCCTATGAAGGGAATAGAGCCAGTTGTTCCGCTGGTTACAGTGCCCCCGATGGACATGCTGCCGCCACCGCTTCCATTAGCCGCTGCTGTCAACCTGCCCTTTGAGTCCACCGTTATGTTGGCACTCGTGTAGCTGCCGGGGGTTACAGCGGTGTTGGCCAAAGTAGTCGCCATAGAGCCGCTGGTGGTCACGTCGCCGGTGAGATTGCCCACGGTTATGTCAACACCACCGTTGCCCTTGATTAGCTGATTGGCTGTAAGAGTTCCTGTATGAGTAACGCTTCCGGTTCCGGCGCCGGGACCAGCAGTAGTCCATGTGTTAGCTGAGGTGCATATCTTCAGCAAACCGCTGGACGTGTTGAAGAAGATGTTGTTGCCGCTGGGCTGGCAAACAGCAGGATCGCTAGTCCCGAATGCAATCTTTCTAGCAGGCCCGCTGACCTGTGCTGAGGCACTGATCGAGAGCAGCAGGATTGTGACGATCCAGAGTAGACGTTTCATTAGGCGACCTCACCCTCGAAGTGGAACTTTAAGCTGTTGGCTGAGCCTCTGATCCAGTAGTCATGAGTCTCTTTGTTATTAAGTAAATTCCCGCTACCCACCGTCCAGTCATCGCCGGGGCCAAGAAGGATGCCGTAGACCGTTGAGCTTACCCCGGCAGGGCCGATGTAGATATCCCCAGCGTTGGCCGGATCAGCGGTGAGCGTCCAGCCCGAGTAGCGAGCAGAGGCTCCAGCATCGCCTCCGGTTCCTGCGCCAGCGACGGCTTTGATGCAGTCGCTCAGCCTATGGGATATGCTATCAGCAGGTAATGAAATTGTTCCCTTGTAAGGTCTAGCCATCAGGAAGCTCCTTTGGGGTTAAGCGTGGGCCGGATTAAGTGTTCGTACCGAAGCTGAAAAGATCATCTAAGCCTCCAGCCCACGACCGCGATTGTACCACAAAAATCTAAGGGGCAGAGAGCTTTCTCGTGGCAGGAACCAGAATAGGCGCATAGTTCTAACTCTGCCCCCTTGCTCGGCAGTCTATCATATTGCAGCGCCTTTGACTCGGCTAATGTCGCCAAACGGTTTCACAGTAACGTAGCCACCGCCTGCCCCCCATGACCGGAATCTTATCTCCAAATCTTTCTGAAAAACCCGAAAGCCCGCCGCCGAAACCAGCTTAAAAGTAACCGACTTGAACTTTCTGGCCTGAGTCACGATGTAGGTTTTCTTGTAGACCCCAATGCCGTGGTTGATGGTATAGGTATCCGTTATCGGAGCATTTGTTCCATCATCCGTGATGATTGAGAACGTCAGATTAGCCGTGCTGATATGGGCTATCTGGACTTCTCTGATGTGCAGAAAGCCTGTTCCATCCAGCGTAGTAGGTTGGGTTATCCAGTCAGTAACCAGCTCAGGCGAGGGCTCGAAGACCCAGCGCCACTTGAACAGCTTCCAAGGGTCGGAGTCGTTGCCGAGGATTCTGACCAAGTGAGCGATGAACGGGGTTGCAAAACTGTAAGCCTGCTCGCTTCTGCCGTTGTGCTGGATGATGGCCAGCGTTCCAGCTTGAGTAGCCATCACTCCGTTGGTTCCAGTATCGGCTTGGATCAGGATAGACTTGGGAACGTTGCCGGTGTCGGCTTCGATGATGATGCCCTGAACAAACTTCGCCCCATCGTAGCCGAGATCATCCATGTCTGTAGCGCGTAGTGCTGAGTCTTCCGGCCGGGGGAGCCACGAGGGTTCCCAGCCGAACAAGGAGCCTTGGCCGTTCCAGCTAAGGCTGAGGATGATGTTTCTAGCCTGAATCCCGTTACCGCTGTTTAGGTCTTCAATCTGCTGCGTTCGGCTTGCCGAGATAGCCAGATTGGTCAGTGGAGTAGTAGCCGGAATATTGTCGAACCCAGCACTGGCCGCTATAGCAACGCTGCTCAGATAGTCAACGATCAGGTCAGCCCAGACCTTCTGGGCTCTGAAATCTCCGGCGTCGAAGGCTCCGGTTTGCAGGGCACAGCTTATAGGTGTTCCGGCATCAGTCAACGCTGTTTGTAAGAACTGATAAAGCCTTCCGTCGCTTCCACCAAGTAGAACCGATCGCACGCCTCGGCCTTCTTCCTGATAGTGAGTACAGGCCATCGGCGTGTAGGCATCGTAGCTCCAACCGTTGAGCAGGGTGTTGTAGACCAATGTATGACGCATTCCAGCAAGGTCAACGAAATCGTAGTAGAGCATTCCATCGGCGTAGTTCAGGTCCATCGAGTTAGGCTGGCTGAAATCAGGTGGTGAAATACCGTTGACAGCTACACCGGGTTGACCGTCATGGGGGAACAAAGGATAGAGGTCAGAGGTAATGAGCTGAGGCTCGGCGCCGACTGTTTCATAGATGCCATCTTGGGCTATGAACCACATCTTGGGGCCGACTGCGAGGGCAAAGCGGGCGAACAACCCTTTGCCGTTTGGTATCTCATTTGGTCTTGCGGTGAGCCGGTTGGTCAATGGGTCCGGCTCCATCGAGATAGCCCACATTCGTTGGGTTGACCAGACATAGGCTCTGCCATCGTAGACACAGCCATTCATCAGAGGTTCACTGGGACTGGTTATTTCAACCTGGTTCTTCTCGTCTGCGCTATCGGGGTCGTTGCCGTTGGTCCAGAACAATGTGCCTGGTTGGTTAGGGGCACCACAGGCGAACATGAACACGCCTCCAATGCCTTCGCCGAATGGCCCCCACATAGCAGGCAACGGTTGGCCTTGAATCAGTGCATCCGGGATGAAGAAGCTGACGCCGCCTAGAGTGCCAAGGTTCTCTACGGTTTCAAGCAGGATCGTGGATATAACTCTATAGATAGTAGCTGGAACTCCATTAACGATAACCTGTGATCCAGCAGCCCAGTTGACGTTGAACGTGTCTCCCCCGGTACGACTGACCGAGGTTCCGCTGACGTTGCAGGTTCCGGTTCTCGGAATGTCACTTAGCGGGAAGGGCTGGAATTTTCCGAAATCGATCCTTGGGTTTGAGGCTATAGAGTCATCTGGAAAGTCATCGTTGAACACGACTCCGGTGTTGGGGCCGGTGCCGAGGTAAATCCAGTCGTTGAGAGAGCCCCCAAAGCGATACCAGTCTACTTTGTCAACCTGAGCATCGGCTGAAACAGTAGCAACAAGCTGGACTCTCTGACGCTTGGGCAACACCCCGCTTCGAGTAGCCGGTGATGGATAAGACCGAGCGCCGCTCTCGCTTGCTCTGTAGACGTAGCGATATAAGTAGGGCGTGCCGATGTCGCCGGTGTCTGGGCCAAAGGTTCCGCCTATCCACCATGAGTCGAAGATTACATTGGCGGCGGCGGTAGATACCACTAACAACCGCAGAGCCTTAATGTCCTTCAGTCCTACTGTAGAATCTGATCCTACTCGTATAAGCTCCCCCACCTTGATTTTGAACAAGGTTCTTTGTATGTCCCCAGAGACACCACTGGTAGATGAGGGATCGGGGGTTACAACCGGGGGATCGATAAAGCCCCCATCACCACCGCCTCCTGCAAGCTCGTCTATCCTTGCCTGAAGATTCCTGAGTCTTCTGGGATTAGCATTCCGCTGGGTTAGCTTGGCTAGTCTGTTCTGTAGCCTCGCCCTCGTTTGAGCAATGCTTTCATCTGCGCTGGTAGGTGTTTCGTCCACGATCTTCTTGGTGATAATCTCCGACTTCGTATCAACCGCAGAGCTTGCTTGGTTTAGCGTAGAAGTAAGATCAGAAGGCCGCAGGGTTCCGATGAAATAGTTCTGGGTAAAGTTATTTGTAGACTGATCGCAGTCCAGCATAACCTGGACTTCCGTGGTGCGAGCAGGCTCAGTAAAGGTGACTATAATGTTGATCTCGTCAGTGTCCTGTACGACTCTGCCACTGATGTTTGAGAGGTCCAGTGTGATAATTCGATCAGCATAGCCGGTTCCGGCAGCAGCCATTGTCAGTTTGACGGACATCTGGTTCAGGATGTCTCCAGAAGCAGAACCCCCACCTATGTAGGTTCCAGCCAGAAAGACCCTAAAGGAAGTAAGACCTGTTATGGGTTCTCCTGCCACATGGTTCAGGGTTGTAGAGCAACGAATGCTGGGGACATCATCAGGGCCAATGGAAACAGAGAGCACTCGAACGACTTCGGTGTTGATCTTTATCAAGGCATTCGGGCTGGTCCTGTGATGAGAGGGATGGCTGACTACTATGGTACAGAGTCCAGTTGAGCCCCCATCATAGGTAATGGAAGAAACCGTTCCGCTTTTCATCGCAGGCAGGACTTCTTCTATGACTGCATTTTCGTTAGCTGCGCCGTGGGCGAAGTTGACATAGGAGCCTGCAACCATGCTGTTCAGAAATGTTGTTGGATTGATAGAGGCCCAGCCGGTTGAGCCGGTATCGTAGAGGATGTTTTCTATGAAAGTGCTGGCTGTTGGAGTGCTGAGGGAGCAGTTAGTTGGGGTGTAACTGGCGCTCGACCTCAAGGTATCAATGGTTGCCCTCGTTGGCCCCGGAAAGGTTGGGATCGCAACTCCACCTAAGCCTGTTGGCGGCGCACTCGGGGGTGCGGTGCCTTGATTCCTGAATGTTCCAGATACGTTTATCTTCCCACTCTTGCTCGCATCCCCGATATACATCCAGGGCTCGGGGGATTGTTCTGGCCTGAAGGGAACAAGTGAAAGCGGTCTGCCACTGAAGCCACTGGCTCTCAGGGTGTAGGCGTTGTGGGCTCCGTTGTCGCTATAGAGGCTGGTTCCAGCACCAACTACTCGGGCGAAGCTCTGGGTTGCAGATGGAAGGTCGTTGTTCAGCCGGCGAACCGAATGGACTATCAGGTCGGCCATTGCTGAAGCGTTGATGGCGGTTAAGCCCGGTCTGGTGTC